ATTCCAATGTTAGCAACAACACAAGGTCAAATAATCTTATTATCAACACCATTCGGAAAATATTACAGCAACGGAGCAGAAAACTATTTCTACACATGCTTTCAAGATCCGACATATACAAAATTCCACATAAATTCAGAAGAATGTTCGAGAATAACAAAAGAATATTTGGATTATTGCAAGCGAAGAATGACAAGAATGCAATATATCCAAGAAGTGCTGGGAGAGTTTGTTACAGAGTTAATGCAGTTCTTTCCAGATGATATAATAAAGCGTTGCATGAAATTGGAAAGACCAAAAGAAATAGGAAGAAATCAGAGATTTTATCTCGGAGTGGATATTGCACGAATGGGCGGAGACGAAACAGTTTTTACAATTCTTGAGCGAAGCCAAACAAATCATTTATGCCAAGTAGAATGCATAATCCAAACCATGAACAGGATAAACGAGACAACAAACGAAATAGTCAGGCTTGATAAACTCTACAACTTTCGCAAGATATACCTCGATGATGGCGGTTTGGGTGTAGGTGTATTCGATTACCTATTAACAACCGAACAAACACGCCGTAAAGTTGTTCCCATAAACAATTCTCGTAGAAGTATAGAGCCTGACAATATGGACAAGCCAAAGAAAACAAAATTAATGAAAGAAGATTTATACAACAATCTTCTTAACTTAATGGAAAGGGGAGAGATTGAACTCATAGACGAACCCGAGATTTTCATGTCTCTCCGTTCCATTCAGTTCGAATATACAGAGAAAGGAGATTTAAAGATTTTTGGGAGAGACACACACATACCAGAAAGCCTTATAAGAAGTGCGTGGTGTCTTAAAGATAAAAGTTTAAATATCTGGGTTAGATAGTTTTCAGCATGTCATTCATATTATGCACGAGTGGGGCAATCGTTAATAAGGCGGGAATAAATGTAAGTTCTTACGCATCGACAAGCGGAGCAATCTTAGAACAATTTAGCAATGAAGCAGAGGGTTACATCTGCGCATTAACCAGATTTGATTGGGTAGGAAACTATGCAACAATTTCGGCAAACTTTAAACCTGTTCTCGCAGAAGCAGCAGCATCTATAGGTGGTGCAGCATTAATAGCCTACGACATGAGCGGTTACACAACGAGAGGAGAAGCAGAAAGCATGATTAATGTTCTTTATGATAGATCAATGAAAGCGATTGAAGCATTAAAAGACAGCAAAGTAAAAAACACAATGGGAGTAACAACAGCATAATGCTAACGCCATCAATAAAGAAAGTTACAAGCGCAGGAGCAGAACAATTAGTTAATTATGATTATACCGATTTAGCAGCAGGAACAGGTTATGAAACATTCTATATGGGGACATGTGCCTATAATCTGACTTCGGGGGGTAGATTATCAAATCAGAAGTGGTATTCTGACAGTATATATTCTGCTAAAAGTTTTGATACATCAGGTTCTAATTATCAAAAAGCGCAAACATTAAATTTTGAAGTTCAGTTCAATATGCCGAGAACAATAAAGGGGGCATTAATAAGCGCTATTCCTGTTGCAATATATGAACAAGCAGCAGGAGCAGAATACAGGCAATATACATTTTTAACAGTAACTCATTCAGGAGCAACAGCAACAACATTAGGTTCTACATCGGGAGCATCTTATTATAGTGCAGGAAAGAACACAAATTATATTGTAGATAGCCACATTATAGAAGTTCCACAGACACATTTCAAGAAAGGAGATTATCTAAAGGTTCAGATTGACCAATGGGTAAGGCACACAGACCCAGCAGGACCATTAAAATCAGGATTATTTGCAGTCGGGCATGACCCAATGAATAGAGGAGGTTCAGACAAGGAAGGGGTAATTATAGACTTTTCAAGTGGTGCTGCATTCACAGGCAACACTTCCACAGCATTTATTCAAGTTCCTTTTAAGTTAGACATATAAAATGGCAGAAACAAACATATCAAAAGCAACAACAAGCAACATGACGGATAATGTTGAGGATTATTCAGTCAGCACTATGAACACAGATGCAGCAACAGGAGCAAAAGAGACAGAATGGATAAATACAAAATGGCCTCAATATTTAGGTTATTACAAGACAATCCCTGAACTTAAAAAAGCGATTGATGCAATAGCAACATATACAGTGGGAAAAGGTTGGACTACAGACGGCACTACATCAGTTGTTTTAGATCATATATCAGGTTGGGGTGAAGACACATTTAATTCTATTGCATGGAATTTACTTGTTACAAAGAAAATCGCAGGTGATGCTTTCGCAGAGATTATAAGAGCAGATGATAATGAGAGAACATTGCTTAATCTGAAGCCATTAGATCCCGGAAGCATAAAAATAATTGTTAATGACCGGGGAATAATCCAAAGATATGAACAGACAAGCAAAAATCCGATAGGAAGTTCTATTGTTCATAAATTTAAAACCGAAGATATATTACATTTATCAAATGACCGTGTGGCAGACGAAATTCATGGAACTTCGATCGTCGAGGCTGTAGAATGGATTATTTTAGCAAAGAACGAAGCAATGGCAGACCAAAAGAAGCTCATGCACAGGAATGTCAAGCCAATTATTTTCTTTAAATTAGACACAGATGATCAATCAAAGATTAATTCATTCATAACACAAATGGATAACTGTGTCAATAAAGGAGAAAATATTTATGTTCCGAAAGGAAATGTAGAGTTTGAAATATTATCTGTTCCCGCAAATGCAACATTAAACGCTAATCCATGGATACAATATTTAGATAATGTGTTCTATCAGAGTGTAGGGGTTCCAAAAGTTATAATCGGTGGTGGAATGGGAATGACAGAAGCAACCGTCAAAGTAGAGTTCTTGTCTTTCAGTCAGGTATGGTCAAGAGAACAAAGCGATTTCATGGCAGATGTATGGCGTCAATTAGGAATGAAAATAAAGTTAGTTGAACCCGCATCACTTCAAAATGAATTATTATCCGACCAATCAAAAGATGTTGAAACAGGAATAACTAAACCGGGTGAAATGCAACCAACAATGGGGCAAGAATAAAATGCCTGTAAAATTCACAAAAACAGGGGGGGTAAGTTATGCAGATAAGTTTCCAAAAAAGAAAAATTTAGGAGCAACTTCTACTCCAACTTCAAAGCAAGTAGAACAGACTAACATTGCAGCGAATGAGAGAAATTTAAAGGCTTATGGAACTATTAATCCCTCAAAATCTCAAATATTACAAAGATTATACGCATTACAGAAAGGAGATACCCACGAATTGCATGCAGCAGAAGAAAGGGGGGCAGTTGTTAAGCAAACAATGTCTGCAGAGGAAGTTGCAGCAATTAAATCGAGAGAAGAATTGGCTAATAAAATTGGTTTAGCAAATGAAACAGAAAAAGGGACAAGCACATTAGGCAAAAGCATTAAAGGAGTTGTTCCTGAAGTTTTAGCAAGTATCGGTGAAAGGGCAGCAGCAGGTGCAGCAGGGGGAGCAATCGCAGGTGGAGCATTAGGTTCTATAGTTCCCGGTGCAGGAACTGCAATAGGTGGAGTAGGGGGAGCAATAATCGGTGGAGTAGGGGGAGCAATAACAGGTGCATTTACGGTGGTAAATAAACTAAAAGAAGAAGAAAAACAAGATGTCAAAGCACAATATGTCTCTTATTCACAGGCAAAAGTTAATATGAAATCAATTATAGATGCAGTCAATAAAGGACAAATGGATCCTATAGATGCAGTTTCATTGTATAATCGAGAATTGGATAAAATAAATTCCGCGGAAAGAAATTTGCAGATGTTAAATGAACGTGAATGGTTGGGTAAGGGAAAAGACGAAGCAATAAAAATAGAGAGTTTTAATAGATATTTAAAACCTCAAATTGAGAGCATGTTGTCGCAGGCAATATTAAATCCAAACCCAAATCAAATGTTTGAACTTCCTGTAGAATTAACAGAGGGATTAGAATTAACAGAGGGATTAGAATGACAGAAGAAGAAAACCCATTCAAAATAAACAAGTATGAAATTATTTTCAAAGTTGTTAATTCTGTTTTAGCAGGAGCATTAATCATTCTGGGAGCATTTACAAGTGGAACTATAACAATACAGGCATTTATTGCGGCATTAACCGCAGCAGTGATTTCAGCAATCATTCAGTTTAAAGAATATTGGGCGACGCAGGAAAAGGAGTATGGCAGAACGCAAAAAGTATGGATTGGAAAGTTTTTGTAATAATCCTAATAGTCGCATTAGTTTGTTTTGGTGCAGGTTATTCTGTAGGTATTTTCCAAACTGCAAACTTTATAATAGACAAAACCGTAAATTATTTAGATTACAAAAACATAACTCTAAATCTCTCAAAAGCAGAACTTATTAGTTATTTTAGCAGATATTTTAATGCAGTGAAAGGGGGTGTGGGATAGAAAATGAATGAAGAAACGACAGAAGAAAATAAGAGGCAAGCGATTAAAACACAAGAGGCGAATGTTGGAGAGATTACGACAGCGGCAGAAGTTCAGACAGGATTTAGAGGAGCCGAGCCAACCTTATTAGACAAAGCAGAGGGTTTAGCAAGAAGAATAGAAGAAGCAAACAAGAAGCATGAAGAATTAATTTTGAGAGAAGAAGAATTAAAAGCAAAACAAATTTTGGGTGGCAGAGCAGAAGCAGGAAAAACACCGACAAAAGAAAAAGAATTGACTTCAATAGAGTATGCGAATTTAATTAGAGC